CCAGAAAGGCTTGCTAATTGAGTTCCGTTCATAACTTGGTCTAGAAGTGCTTGATCTGTTACTACAGAACCGCCAAAGTAATTGTAAATAACTGGAGCGCTGCTGCTGCCATTACCGCCTACATCGGAAACTGTCTGCATGCCGTATAAGCCATTTCCAAGGGTCGTAGAAGCTTGATTAGCCACGGTCATAGGTGTTCCTGCCCCATAACCTGCCACAACGCCTATAGCGGCTAATTCAGGCGCTAAACCTGCTGGAGTGTATGTGCCAGTTGTGGCTGGTACTGGAAACTGAAGGTCGTTGAGTTTTTTCTGGAAATCTGCAATCCAAGTATCCAAATAACCGAAAGGATTCTTTGCATCTGGTGTCTGTTGGAAATACTTGTAAAGATTGCCAGTAGCGTCTGTAGCCATGAGAATCTGTTTGGTGAGTTTGTCAGCTGCATCAGCGTTGCCATTAAGCAATGCCAGTTGAAGTTCAGCACGGGCACGATCATCGTCAGATAACTTACCTTTGAGAGCCGCGATAAGTTCTATCTGTTGCATATCAAATACAGTACCGTCTTTTTTAAGAGCGGCTTGTTTCTTAAGTTCTGCTGTGTTCTTAATCTGTGCTGCTAATAGTTCTTTAGCGCGCTTCTTTGCGTCTGCCTCTGCCTTGGCTGCCGCTGCTGCGTTCTTGGCGCGGGTAATTGCGTCAGTACTTCCCGCATAATCTCCGTAACCCTTGGCTGTTGAAGCCGCACCTGCTTGAACGAAAGGCTGAATAACTGCCTTGTAAATGTTCTTAAGTGTGCCACCTGCCAAGAATCCTATAATCTGCAAAAGTTGTTTAATGATTGGCATATTGGCTAAGTCCTTGAAACCTTGAGCCAAACCACGGAAGAAATCAGCTACGCCAGTTCCGAGATTGCTAATCTTCTCGGCAAGATTGCTAAAGTCTGCTCCGCTTGTAAGAGTCTTAAAAGCATCGACGAGTCCTGAACCGATGGAAACTTCAGCCTCATGTGCTGCATTAGTGATAAGACCAAATTGACCAGCGACAGTTGCAAGGTTTGCTTGAGACGCTCCAGCAAAGTTCTTATTAAATGCCCCGAGAACTTTATCGAATGAAGCTGTCTTGAGTTCTGCTTGGCTTAAACCGAGAGCGTACTTTTTAAGACCTTTGTTATTGCCTACATATGCCGCACTTAGGTCAGTTGCGACTGTGGCTAAATCAACTCCGCTGCCCTTGGATATGTCGATGGCGGTTGTTAAAAGTTTCTGACTATCTACAACCGATCCTGTAGTCTGCAATAATTTCTGCATGGCTGGATACAACTGGTCTTTTGTAACTCCTGTAGCAAGAGATAACTGAGTTACGAAACCCTGAACGTCGGCATCAGCAAAAGCGAGCCCTAGGTTCTTGACTGTGTTGCTAAGTTGTGCGGCTGCTTTCTGATCGTCCATGAAAGCCTTGACTGTAACCTTGCCAAAAGCAACAACGGCTGCAGCGCCAAGGCTTACGCCTAGAAGTTCGCCTACACCCTTGGCTGACTTGCCTAACTTGGTCAGGGCTGTTTCAGCTTGCTTAAAACCTTTGCCATCAAACTTTGAGCCTATGACAATGTCTGGAAATGCCATTATGCAGCTCTCCTAAACTTCTTGGTGTTGTTTCTTGCATAGAACTCTGTCGTGGCTTTGTCGATTGCTTTCATTACTGCGCCTTCAGCAACGCCCTTGCTGTCTCGCCAAGCGCGGTAGATAAGACGTCCGCGACCTTTGTGGCTTGATATCAACTCTGGTAGGTTAGCAATAAATTGCTTGCCTGCTTCAGGGTTCACAGATCGTGAAACTCCCTTGCCTGTACCGCCAGCATTACGACCAACCCAGACTTGACCTTCTGGGTTTTTGCGTCCTGCGGTTTCGTAGATTGCTCCTACGGCAGACTTGTTAATAATACGAGCCATCGAGGTAAACCCGTTGGCATTGCGCTGGCTTACTTTTGTTGTGTAAGTAATGCCATGCTTGACAGTAGTTGGATTCCAGAAAGGAAAAGTAGCCTCAGAAAAGGATCGCGCTGCCCAATGACTCATAGGAGCTTGGTCTGGCACGAAAGACTTGGCTTTTGCAACAACTGGTTTAAGAGCGCGAGCAATTTCCTTTTGCAAGGCTTTTTCTAAATCAGGTGTAAAAGTACGAAGCGCTTTGCGAAGGTCAGAGTTACCTCTTATTTCTATTGCTGGCATCTTGCCTCGCTTTCGCTATGTCCTTCAATAGTTGGACATGATATTGAAACGCCATCGGAGACAATTCCACGATGGAGTTGAACGGAACTCTAAACTCGTAACTCAAGCGAGCTGCGAGATAGGTGACAGAGTTCCGATCTACTCTAAAGGGTCAGATTCTAGAACCTCAACTGTCTTGAGTGTTTCTAGAAAAGACTCTCCGAAAGGTTTTACCGTTACACCTGAACGGCGCATTGACTCCCAGCACAACCAGTAAATATCTGACTGCTTCTGATCGTCAACCAAGGCTTTGTGAAAGCCTTTCTTGGCGTATTGCTCGAACGCGTACTCAATCAACGGAGTGATTTCATAGTCACTTGTTGTGTTGTCTGACGTTGTAACCCTTAGCTTTGCCATGTTAGCCCCTTTGTTAGTTTTTTACCAAGTACCTGTTGTAGCAACTCCAACAGTACCAGAGACGTTGAATGTCAAAGATTGTACTGCAAGGTCACCTGTCGCGCCGTTAATGTCTGTAGTACCGTTGATAAGACATGTCATGGTATAGAGAGGATTTGTTGCTGAAATTGTTGTAGTAGCCCCCTTGGTCTGAACCAAGTTTACGGTTACGTTTGTTCCCCATGCAGCTTGAAGTGTCTGTAGAACTGACGCTGTCGCTGTATCGTTAAGGAAGTCGATTGTTACTGATGATGCTTCAAGACCTTTGATAAATTTGTGTCCTGAATCACCCATTGCTGTTACTCGAGTTCATCGAAATTACGGTTAAGTGTAACATTGTTAACGTGGTCGCTGAGATCGACTGAGTTGATTTTAACGCCTACGCTATTGTTTAGAAATACTGCCATTTAGGTTATTCCTCGTCTTTCTTGGACTTTGTTACTGGCTTTTCAACCTGACCGATTTTGGTCAGGAAGTCTTTTTGTTCTTGTTCCCACTCTGACATATCTGTCATGGTTTAACTCCAACTCGTTACTAGTGATATTTGCATCTCACAGCTCAAGAGATCACCTGATGCTACTGAGAGAACCTGTGGTTGGGATACTGTTCCCACGTTATACGCAATAGAATTATCTTGAGTAGATGCGTATAAAGCATTAAACATTGTGACAACTGCATCTTCAATTCCTATAAGATTGCCTCGATTATCGAATAATGGAACTGTAATAAGTAACTTAAAATTAGCCATCGGACCGACTGTCGCCCATGAATCATTAGACGGAGTTATATAAGGATCATCGGGAATGATAACAACCGAATTGGCTTGAATAGTTTGAGGTGGGTAGATAAAGACTTGGTATGTTGTATTGGCTTGTAAAGCCGTTCCCAAATCTTTACGAAGTGTGGATAATGCTGTTGCCATCAGCCGACCATTGACCTTGGGCTGGCGTACGGCTGGATTAACCCGCGTACTTTTGCAAGCATTGTGTTGCCAAGACGGTAAGGGCTTGGAGTAATGCCATCTACTGATACTCCACCGCTTGAAGGCGCTTGACGGGCTTGCCAGACGTCCACAGCAAGCATAAGAGCTGCTTGACGGATTGCTGGAGTAGTACCGTAAGTATTGGTCTTTGTATCTGCTCCTAGAGCCTTGCCGTAAGGAACTACTTGACGGTAGTTCTCATCTGCGACTGTGCCAGTAGCATTGAACTGAATAAGAGAATATCCCTTAGGAAATGTCTGATATGTGTAAGGGAAAAAATATGTAAATAGCGGAAAAGTACCTGAACCATTAGTCCATGGGTAAGTCGCTGTGATTGTCCGGCTTCCATTGTAAGTAGTTCCAACACCTGAAACTGTAATGGTCTGTCCTACTGTAAAAGTAGCAGGAGCGGATAAAACTAATGTGCATTTATTACTAACTACTGTGCAACCAATAACTGGGTAAGAATCAAACCAAAGATATTGGTTAAGTGTGTCTTCTGCAGTCTGGCATGCAAGTTCTAAATCAGAATCAGGGTAGAGCGTACCTACGCCAAGGACTGAGCGAAGCTCGTCGGCTGTTACATACGTTGCTGCCATTTCTGATTCCTTTCTTAAGACCGA